TCGATGAACAGATACGACGGGTTGGACGTGTCGAGGCTCCACTTGGCTTGCAGGTACCTAGCGGTGACTTCGTCCGCGGTGATGTCGTCGTCTTTCAGCAGCACGCCATCCACGGTCACGCCCGCGGCAGCGGTGGACTCTTCGATAGTGTCCGCGTACACCGTGCCCGAGAAGTAGCCCTTGTCGAACGGGTCGCCCGACGTGCCGATGTCCTTGCCGGCAGCCACCGGGTAGATGGCGTCGTTATCGACGGTGTACGTCTTGACGCCGCCCGGCCAAAGGTCGATGTCCTGTGAGGCATCGGTGCGCAGGTTGAGATCGGTCCCGTCCGAGTCGACGTACTGCGTGGTCACGATGCCGCTGAAGTCGCCATCGGTCGCGGTGATGTCGTCGTCTTTCAGCAGCACGCCATCTACGGTGACGCCCGCGTCGGCGGTGGACTCATCGATGGTGTCCACGTTGAGGGTGCCCGTGAGGTCCAGCGGGTCGGGCAGCACGTGATCCGCGTTCCAGTCGCTCGGCTGTGCGCGGTCGGGGTTGGTCCCATCGGAGCCGGTCAGTACCTTGTCGTGGGTGATGCCGGCCATCAGGCGATACCCCACAGCGCCCGCTGCCCGGTCAGCAACAGGCTGACTTCGGGCATGTACTGGCGCACATAGGCCACGATGCCGTTATCGCTCATGCCAGCCACACCGAAGGGCACGTCGGTGGACTTGTAGCAGCGCACGGCAGCCGCCAGCGTGGCAGCGACGTAGGAGCTGGCCGGTGTCGTTTCAACGTCCAGGTCGTCCGCGTCGCCCGTCCAGGCGTCGTCCGCGTCGGCCTCGTTGCCCAAGTACAGGTCCACCAGCCGCGTGGCCGTGACCAGCGCGAGCGCGAGGTCGTCGTCGTGGTCGGTGGACGTGATGCCCATGCGGGCCTTGAGGTCAGCGAGGCTGGCGTAGCTCTTCACTCCTCCCCCTCCACGTATGGCGTGACGCGACTGCGAGTGATGATGGCCCCCACGACCGCGACCGCTGCGCTGCCCAGGCCGACCACAGCAGCGGTCAGCTCAGCTTCAGCGTCGAACAGCACAGCCGCGAACGTGATGGCAGCGATGACCAACGACTCCAGCGCGCCGATGATGACGGCAGGCTCACTCCTCATGGTCCTCGTCCTCCGGTTCGCCCAGGTCGTCCTCGTCCTCGATGTCGTCCTCGGGCATGTCGGGGTCCACGTAGAACCCGTCATCGCTTTCCATGTGCGCCTCCGATCAAGCCTGCCCAAATGTCACGGCGCCCGTACTGCTCGCCCAGGGCCTTCGCTGCGCGGACCACCTGCCAGCGAGGCACCCATGAGGGGCCGTTGACGATGCCTGCTCGCCGTCCATCCTCCAGCGGGTCGAATAGCTGCCACTCCACGAGGTTCACCGTACGGCGCTGGCCGTAGACCATGACGCTGTGCCCACCACGGAAGCGAGGGTCGCCCGTCTCGTGGTCGCGCAGGTCGTTCCATGTGCCGTAGTCGATGGCCAGGTGGACCGGCCTGCCCTTGCGCACCCACTGGCGCACCTTGGCCACGTTGCGCGTGCGCCAGTAGCGCATGTCTGACCGGCCACGGACGCGCAGGCCGTGTACAGCGCGCTTGGCGTCATCGATGCTCGTGGGCTGCGGACCCTCCACGTTCCCACGCTTGCGCAACCAGCGGACGCTGGGACGCCTGCGCCCCTTCGAGCGCGCATCCACGCCCATGCTCCAGCTGCGGGGGCCACAGTCGCGGCTGCCCTGCGTCTTGCCAGGGACGGGGATGCCCCGCCCCAGCTGTGGCTGGTGCTTCGGCTGGTACATCGCTGCTCCTGTGCTGTGGGGGCGCGAGGCGGAGGAGGAGTGCCCCGCGCCCCCTGGGGAAGGGAGGAAGCCTAGATGAGGGTCAGCTCGACCACACCAGCGGGCACGTAGACCGCTGGGACAGCGAAGCTGTAGACCCCGACGTACTGGCCCATCTGGCTGACATCTTCAGCCGTCACGAACCGCGGCCCCTGCTCCATCCAGGTGGCAGCGGAGCGGTTCGAGATGATGGCCTTGCCGTTGCTCACACCCGGAGCTCGCTGGATGAGCAGGCCGCTCGACTCCATGCGCAGGGTGCTCGCGAGCATCGTGCCGTCAGAAGCCGACACGTTGCCAGCGGGCTGGGTGGCCTGGAAGCCACTGAGGCCAGCCAGCATCAGGAACATGTCGGTGCCCACGAGCACGATGCCAGCAGGCATTCCCGTGGCGTCTTCCACCGACACGCTGGCCTGCGCCAGCGCCGCGCGGAACTTGGCGCCGGTGTCAGTGACTTTCGCCACGGTGCCAGCGGTGATGTCGGCGGTGAAGTTGACGGCAGACCCGCCCGGGGTCGCGCTCACCTGGAAGTCGTCGGCGGTCAGGTTGTCTGCGATGACCCAGTACACCTGCCCTGCGGTCAGGCCGGTGCCGCCGGTCAGCGCGGTGAAGACGACGGCATCGCCATTGCTGAGGCCGTGCGTGCTGGCATCGATGATGTCATCGGCTGCAGCGGAGGTCTGGATGGTGACGTTGTCGCCCAGCATCGCGCCCGCTGTCTGCGTGGTCGTCCCGCTGGTGCCTTCGAGGTCAGCGCACCATGCCGCGTCAGTCTTAGCTGCCCAGTCGGCGAGGATGATGCGGTTGTAGGCCTCGCGATAGCTGGGCTCGCTGCGCTGGAGCAGCTGGTAGCTGATCATGCTGTAACCGGCCCACGTTTCGAGCGTGCCGTCAGCCTGGGCGATGTCCACCCGTGCGCTCTGCGCCTCGTCCACCTCGGTCTGGGTGGCGATGAGCGTGTTCGAGCTGTTCAGGTAAGGCCAGCTGACCGTGGTGCCGGTCGGGGGCAGGGGCGTGGTGCCGAAGCTGGAGATGGCGCGACGGCCCAGGTTGACGATGCGCTTGACATCGCGCACCCAGCTCGGGGGCAGTACGCCAGCGTTATTCGCTGTCTCCTGCTCCGAAGCAGCGCGCTCCAGGTACTCGGGCAGCATGTCCTGCGCGGCCTTGTCCTTCCACACCGCTGCGGTGTAGCCGGCCAGCGACTCGTGGCGGAACAGCTCCTCATCGGGGCTGCCCTGCCCGGGGATGGTGTTGATGGTCGCCAGCTTCGCCAGCCGCTCATCCAGCGCGTCCACGCGCTCCACGATGGGCGACAGGTCCGCTGCCGGGGGCGCGGCCTCTTCGACCACGGGGGGAGTCTCTTCACTCACTGGTTCACTCCTGACTGCTAGGACTGACGCGCTGGGGTATGCCCCGCGCTCTAGGATGGCCACCCGCCGCAGGTCAGCGGACAGGCGCTGGATGACGCCCTGGGCAGTCGTCTTCGACTTGCCCGGGCGGAATACGACCGAAGCGTCACGCAGAACCCTCGACCGCACCAGCTCCAGCAGCTCGTTGCCTGCTGGGGTATCAGCGATGCGGAACGAGCCGTATGCCCCGTCATCGCGCTCTTCGATGGACTCGGCCACACCGACCAGCGGGCCACCGTGGCGCTGGGCTTCGAGCGTCACCCGCTCGGGGTCGGCCTCCCCGAACACGCCCCGCACCAGCTGCTCCTTGTAACCCTCGGCGGTGTTCTCTGCGATGTCGTCCCACGCAGCAAGGCGCACGTCGATGGTCCGGCCATCGCCCTTCGCCTCTACCGCGTCCTGGGACGCACGCTGGAGCTCTTCGGTCATGGGGCAACCTCCACAGGCTCGGGGTCGTACTGGTGGGCTGGCTCGGTGTTGATGGGGTCCCAGCCTTCGTACTGGCGGGCTTCGGCAGGCGTCATGATCCCGGCCTGGATGCCCTGGGTGTAGATGCTGAAGCGGCCAGCGATGTCAGCGCGCTGCAGGTCGGCCAGCTCGAAGCGGACCGCCTGGGTGCCAGGCACCAGCTCGCTCCATGCCTGCTCCAATGGCGTCAGGTACAACGGCACGATGGTGGACTTGACCAGCTCTTCGAGCGCGCCCGCCGGGTTGGTGTACGTGATGGTGGCGCCCGATGTCTCGACGTGGAGCAGGGCTGCGGGGATGCCCAGGATGCGCGCCACGATGGCAGCACCCGCGCCGCGCGCCTCGGTCATCTGGCTCTTCTGCGGGTCCACGCTGGGGAACTCCACGGTGACATCACCGCCAGCGACCGCGACCGATGACCCGCCCGCGCCGTCGTTGCGGGTGTCCATGTACTGCTGCTTGAGCGCTGCCGCCTCGTCCGGGCTGAGGGTCGCAGCCGCCCGCAGCACGGTCAGGGGCAGACCGCCCGAGCTGAAGAATGAGCTGGCGTAGTCCTCTGCTTCCTTGACGGGGTAGAGGTAGTCGAGCGAGTCGTACAACGGCCCGTGCCCATGCAGCTCGCCTGGGCGGCGGTTCGGGGCGATGTGCTTGATGTCCACGTCGCGCACCAGCTCCCGCTCCCGCCAGCGGTAGCGTGGCAACAGCTGGCGGTCGTCCCAGCGGACGTAGACCTCATCGTTGTCCAGGACCATCGCGCTGCGGGGGTAGCCACGCTCATCGTGGTCGGTCAGATACCAGAAGGCCTCGCCGTAGCGGTCGGCCACCATGCGTTCGAGGGTCTGATACATGAACGTGTAGCGGGTGCCGAAGGGGTCCGGCTTGCGCACGATGCGCGGCTGCTCGGGCTGCGCGCTGCCGTTGCGGTAGACCAGCGGCAGCATGGACGCGCCCACGCCCGCGATGAGCGACACGCCCCGGATGACGGGGGGCAGCTTCAGTGCTTCGGTGAGCGTGAAGGATGACGAACGCGCCGCAACGATATCTGCCAGGGCATCGAGCCAGTCGGAGTAGTCGCCCGCTGCGCGCTCCACTTCCGCAGGCATCGGCTCCACCATCGCCCGGAACCCATCGAGTAGGCCCATACGCGCAGCGTACTGCATAACGCAAGCAATCGAAAGCGTGCTATGCGCATAGATGTACGCTGGCTCCATGCCGGTCACACCGCGCCCAGGACCGAAGCGACGTGTCAGCTTCACGAAGCCACGCTCCGACATACACACGCGCTACACCCAGAAGCGAGCCTCCACCCGCGCGCGAGCGTTCATCGAGCGCGAGTGCATGGTGCCGATGGGCAAGGGCATGGGCAAGCCCTACCTCCTGCGCAAGCCGCACAAGCGATGGCTGCGCGAGGCCTTCGACAGCCACGCGCTCACTACCGTCATCAGTGGACCCAGGGCCATGGGCAAGACGGGGTGGATGGCAGCCGTGGGCGTGTGGGCGCTCTTCGACCGCGAAGGAGCCGACGTGCTGTTCCTGGGCACCTCCATGCGCGCAGCCCAGCGGGCCTACCAGCGAGCGGTGCGCATCATCGAGCTGAACACGCGACTGGCCGACGAAGCCCTGGTGTACCGCACCAAAGCGGACCCCTGGGTGGAGCTGCCGCTACGGGGCAGCATGATGCGCCCGCTGCCAGCAGAAGAGCGCTACATCGTGGGCGAGGCTCCCACGCTCATCCTCATCGATGAGCTGGGCTACGTGTCGCACGAGACGTATGAGGCCATGCAGACCAGCCTGGGCAAGTCACAGCGGGCCACGATGGCAGCCTTCGGCACACCCGGGGTCGGTGTCGTGGACAGCGACACCACGCCCAACCAGATGTGGCAGCTGCGCACGCTCAGCCGCAGCGAGTCGCCCCCGCCCGACCTGCGCTACATCGAGCACGCTGCCGACCCCGCCGATGACCCCGCCGACGTGCGCACCTGGCGCAAGGCCTACGATGGCGTGCTGGGCGACCTCGTGACGGAGCGGGCCGTGGCTCATGACTTCGCCACGATGCCCGGCCCTCGCTTCGGCCAGATGCGGCTGGGCCTGTGGACGGACCACGAAGCCGCCTGGATGCCGCGTAGCGCGTGGGACCAGCTCGTGGTGGACAGCAGCCCGCTGGAGCAGGGGGCGCTGGTGTCGCTCGGCTTCGACGGCAGCGTGTCGCGTGACAGCACGGCGCTCGTGGCCTATGAGCCTGCCCGGTCGCGGCTGGTGGTACTGGGACACTGGGACACCGACCCCATCCCCCGCGAGGAAGTGATGGCCACGGTGGAGCGAGCGTTCAGCGAGTACCACGTCAGCCGCCTGTACGCGGACCCGTGGTGGTGGCGCGTGGAGCTGCAGGAGCTGGCGCAGCGCCTGGGCGAAGAGCGGGTGCTGGAGTGGAACAGCGCCAGCGTCGCACGCATGGGGCCTGCCAGCGATGCCTTCCTCGCAGCGGTGCTGCAGGAGCAGATGAGCTGGGACGGTACGCCTGCGCTGCGCGCGCACATGCTCAATGCTGTGGCCAAAGCCACGGCTGCAGGAGACGTCATCGCGAGGGATGCGCGCCGACCGCGTGACACCGACCTGGCGACCGCGTCCATCCTCGCCTACGAAGCGAGCAGAACGTGGGACGAACCAGCGCGCCCGTTCATCGTGTGAAGACCCCGTGCATCGGCTGCGGGCAGCTGCTCCGGGCAGGGACCGGGGGGCGCTGTCGCGCCTGCCAGAACCCCGCCCGACGCTACCGCAGCCACCGTCGATGGACGACACTGAGCCGGAAGCTTCGAGCGGGGGCGGTGTGTGCTCGCTGTGGCAGCAGCGGGCCACTGCAGGTCCACCATGCGAGCGCACGGCTGGCAGATGACCTGGAACGGGCCGCGATGGGCCAGCTCGTGCCGCTCTGTGCCGCGTGTCACAAGGCCGAACACGCTAACTGTAGGAACGGGTAGCAACGGTCTTCGTGGGGGTTA